TGGATGCTGACGGAGGCCATGAGGTCTACACTCGCCACCACTCACACGGATTGTTCACGCAGCAGACAAACGCATACCAAACACCAGACATCTTCAAAGAAGTGATAACATCTCCTTCACTGGGGTGGGGTAATGGTCGTGCAGCAATCATCCGTGAGGGCACAAGAGTCACTGAACTGCTACCCATGCTACCAGACCGAACCGCAACCTACATGGTTGAGGGCGAGAAATACCACGTGACTTGGCCCGATATTGACGACCCGATTTTGTTCAGGAATTTGATTGAGCAGAAGGGTGTTCGTGGCCTCGCTGACAACTCTCGATGTGTCGTGCTTCATGACGATGATGTTTTGCACGTCCAAGGGTTTGGGTATAACGGGTGGGAAGGTCTTTCAATTGCCGAAGTCTTGGCCGATGCTATTGGTGCTGAACTTCAAGCAAATCGCTACGCCCGCAACCAACTGAAGAATGGGTTTGCTGGCGAACTGATGCTGGAGGCACCGGTTGGATTGTTCCGTGATGAGGACGACGCACAAGAGTTTCTGAAGATGTTCCGCAAAGCTCACAAGCGTGGGTTGGACGGTGAGTCAATCGGACTGCTTCGTGAGGGGATCAAAGCGAACGTGATGAACATGAGTCCAAGCGATTCGCAGTTCATTGAGCAACGTGAGTTTAGCCGGCAGGATGTAATGCTAATCTTTGGGTTGCAGCATATTCCCGGCGACAACAGTGCCTCCAGTTACAACTCACTGGAGCAAAAACAGTTGTCCTACTTGGCGTCATGCCTAGACCGGTGGTTGGTTCGGTGGGAGAACCAGTGCGACATGAAGCTGCTTAGTCAGGCCGAGAAGCGAACCGGCAAAGTGGTCCATAAGTTTGATCGTGCGACGTGGCTGCGAACTGATGCGTTGACTCAACAGGAATACATCTCTGGGTTGATCTCAAGTGCGGTCATCAATCGCAACGAAGCCCGAGCCATGATCGACATGAACCCCGTAGAGGATGGGGACGAGTTCTTCAACCCTTACACCACGTCCGGCGACGACATGGACCAGTCACAGCAGGTGGAAGAGGATAACAGCGAAGACCTGCAGGAAGAGGAAACAGAGCTGGAGGCAAACGCATCAATCCTAGATGATCGCATTGATTTCCTTATGAACCTCGAAGCTGATAGAATCAACGAGATGGTTGAGCGTAAGGACTTCCTCGATCAGATAGATGGCTTCTACACAAAGTGGGCCATGACACTTTTGAACAACAACATCCCTGCCGACAAGGTGATGCAAATTACTAAGGACCACAAGAATGGGCTACTGGAACTCGCCGGGAGGGCAACCTCGCTGGACTCCCTCCGATCTGCAACCAAAGAACTCACCGCAACATGGAGATAGCGAAGAGGATTACGATGTATCGGTTAGGTCTAACCTGACCAACCTCACTGCTATCCTAATGTTTTTGACCGAGTCAGGTGTACTGAGCCTTGAAGAGTTCAGGGACTACAAAATCAAAGCCGCAGAGGCAATTGAAGAACTACTAGACGAATAAGGAATAATCATGTTCGACTTGACCACACGTGAAATTTTCATCTACGACGACATCGGACCTGCCCACATGGGCATGTTCGGAACCGAAACGCTAATGGAGGGCCTCCAGACGCTCGGTAAAGGCCCGATCAACATCCGCATCAATTCATATGGCGGTAGCGTTGACGAGGCTCTGGCGATGATTGAGATGCTCTCACGGCATGATGGTGACATTGAGGTCACTGTTGATTCGATTGCTGCTAGTGCTGCGAGCCTGTTTGCGGCATACTTCCCTTCAAGTGCCGCCCCGCATGCCCGCATCATGATCCACAACCCGTGGGGGGTTGCTATGGGTGACGCTGAAGAGTTTCGCAAGCAAGCCGACATTCTGGACATGTACCGGGACAGCCTGATTCACATCTACGAGGAGGCTATGGGAATGGACGCTGAGGCCATCCAGAGCCTCTTGGATGCTGAGACATGGTACAGTGCCAAAGACGCCTTAGCGGTCAATCTGGTGGATTCTGTGGGTGATAAGGGGATGGTCGCACCAAACCCAGCACCGCAGAGTCGTTTCAAGAACCTGCCAGAAGACTTGGTTGTGGATACCACTCAGGTCATTGACGAGCCTTCTGGGGACGTAATCCCTGTAGAATCAAGTGCTGAGCCGCAACTGCAGTCCACAGAGGAACTTACGGCAAAGCTAGAATTACTACGCCTTAAGTGCAAGCTACGAAAGGCTTTATGATATACCTCCTGCTTATTTTGACTAAATGTCAGGTTTTCTCTTGACAATGTCGAAATGTGTGGTATAATTTGCGACTAATCTGACAAAGATCAGATCTACAATATAATCAGCAAAGTAGGTTGTGACCGAAAAGCTACCCCGATTTTCCCTTACGGTCGAGGTATGTTTCGGTTGCAGCCTTTTTTTATAGGCACCGACTCGACTGGGTAACTTTAAGAAAGGACGTGATCCACATGGACCGCATCGAAAAGCTCCGTGAAGAGCGGAATGAGTTGGTTGCTAAGGTTGAGGCATTAACCGTACTAGCACAAGAAGAAGACCGTGATTTCTCCGATGAAGAACAAGCCGAGATCGACACCATCATCGGTGCCGGTGAAGGCGACGAAGGAGAAGTTGGTGTTATCAACAACAAGATCAAACGTGAAGAGCGTTTGGCATCCATCCGAATGGAGATTGCCGCCAAGCGTTCTGCAGACAAAATTGTACCTCAGACGGAAAGCGGTCAAGTGAACGTATCCAACATCGTCGTACCTGCCGAGGCCAAGAGTCGTTCGGCAATCAAATCTTTCAATGGTCCAGACGCAGAAAAAGAAGCATACCTAGCAGGTTTGTTTTACTCGGCTGCAATGTTTGGAAACAAAGCATCGGCTCAGCGATTGGGTGACTGTGGAATCCAGATGGCCCAGCAAGTTGGCGACGACACCTTGGGTGGATACTTGGTCCCAACTGTCTTGGAAAACCGATTGATCCGCTTGGTTGAGGACTACGGTGTGGCACGTCGTGTTGCTCGTGTACTCCCAATGGGTGTTGGCGGAACCTTTAACATCCCTCGTCGCACCGATGGCTACACAGCCTACTTCGTTGACGAGTTGGCAACCGGAACCGAGTCGGACATCACCCTTGACCAAATCTCTTTGGTTGCAAAGAAGATCATGGTTTTGAGCAAGTGGTCCACGGAACTCCCCGAGGACGCACTGGTTAAACTCGGTGACATCATCACCGCAGAGATCGCCTACTGCTTCGCACAGAAGGAAGACGACTGCTACTTCAACGGTGACGGAACTGCCAACTACGGTTCGATCACTGGCTGGAAGAGTGCTTTGTTGGCAGGTTCGAAAGTAACCGCCGCCACCGGAGTAACGACCCTTGGCGACGTTACCCTTGGCGTGTTCGAGGAAGCAATCGGCAAATTGCCATTGTTCCCCGGCATCGCTCCTAAGTGGTACATGCACCACAGCGTCTGGGCCAATGTTTGTCAGCGATTGGCAATGGCCGCTGGTGGCAACATGGTTGAAAACTTTGTCAACGGTGTTCCTCAGCGTAGCTTCATGGGCTACCCAGTCGAGATCGCTCAGGTCATGGCTGGTGGTGCCCCCGGAACGGACCTCACCGGCGAAACCGTAATGTACTTCGGTGACGCTGCAATGGGTTCCACCTTCGGTGACAAGCGTGGAGTCACGATCGACACCGACAGCTCGGTCTACTTCACGAGCGATGCAATCGCCTTGCGAGCCACCGAGCGATTCGACATCAACTGCCACGAAGTTGGTAGTGCAACAGAAGCTGGCCCGATGATCGGAATTGATCTGGCTGCTTCCTAATAATCCATCACTAGCCCCAGATGGATTGGGGATGGGTCAGTTATCTGGCCCTCCCCTCTTTTGTGGGCTTTCTTGTCTGGGGAGATGATGAATGAAACAGAAGTGCAAGATGTGCGGCAAGTCAAGCTGCAGCAAAAAGCAAATTGAAATCATTAGACCTTGGGGTCGGGTTCCAGAAGGGACTTTTTTGTTTGAGTGTATGGTTGGGCGAGGCTCGACGGAAATACTAATCAACAGAGGTATCGCAAGGTACAAGAAAAGTGCAAGTAAAAAAACTAACAAATCCAGCGGCACTCGCAGTAAGTCTAAACGAAGTAAAAGACCATCTCAGGATTGAGCGAGATGACACGGACTTTGATGAGGACTTAACATCTCTCATCTACGCCGCCACCGCCTATGTTGAATCCGAGACCCATCAGACGGTCATGGAGACAACCTACGAGGCCACCTTTGAGTGCTTCCCTGAGGGTCCGATGAAGATCCCCGGCTGGCCCATGAACTCGATTGGATCGGTCACTTACTTGGATGAACTAGGAAACGAAGAGGTTGTTGATGAGTTCCAGTCGGACCTCACGCAGTCCCCAGTGCTGATTGCACCACTGGCAGAAACCATGTGGCCCAAGACGCAGGAAGGTGCCCTCCGACCGATTAAGGTTGTGTTTAGTGCTGGTTACGGATCAACCGACCTAGAAACACCCCCGATGCTAAAGGCCATGATCAAACTGCTGATTGCCCACTGGTTTAAGAATCGTGAGGCGATTAGTAATAAGGGCGTTGTCACGACCTACCCACTTGCATTCGAGGCACTGCGGGATCAGGTTCGTGTGAATGAGTTTGTCCCATTTAAGGTCGGGGAAGATGACTGACTTATTTTCCGGTGACCTTCGACACCGACTCACAATCCAGAAGCGAACAAACATCATCGGTGACCGTGGCGAGTCAATCGAGCAGTGGGAAGACATTGGTAAGTGCTGGGCACGGATCACACCTCTGTATGGGAGGGAACTTGAACTTGCTCGGCAGCGTCATGAGAGTGTTCAGGTTCGCATCGTCACACGCAGGCAGATGGCACTGGAGATGGACTCTAGCTACAGGCTGGTTCACATGGAGGACACCTACTGCGTCGGGTTCACCAGCCGTGGTGCTGACGACCTTCGTGACATCCACATATATACAACTAGAGAGACACCGTAGTGGCGATAAGTAGGGAAGAGCGACTAAGAATACACGCAACAGTCCCTCCAAGGGATCTTAGGCAACTGAAGCACGATCTCAATAGGCTTGACAAGAAGACTTGGAAAGCCCACTACAGGAAGGCGACACGTAGGGCACAGAGGATACATATAATCCCGTTCATCCGAAAGGCTACACCAGATGGGTCTGGCAAGCGGGCTTACGGCAGGAAGTCAATGTTGGTCGGGCCTGAGGCAAATGGGTGGGGATAGATTAAGTTCTGGAACGTATCAGGGCAGAAAGTCAACTGGGGCACTTCGTCGTG